AGGTTTTATAACTGATATTTTGCAAAAATTGGACCCAAAATGGAAGAGTGAACTTATGATTTATGATAAATTTACAGCTATTAATGGTGCTTCTGGTGTAACTTATGTTGATAAGATAAATAGAAATACAAGTATGGGTAATCCATGGAAAGAGTGTAAAAAGAAGTACTTGGTCCCATCACCACCAGTGGGGGATTTACAAGAGCCTGTTGAATTTATTGACGAAATCAATGAACGTATAGATCATATTCTTGACTTGTACAGTAAACATGAACGTTTTAGTCCTGTTTTTTGTGCCCATTTAAAAGACGAGGCTATATCAAATCAGAAAGCTCTTTTGGGAAAGGTAAGAGTATTTACTGGAGCTCCAGCAGATTGGAGTATTGTTGTAAGAATGTATCTTTTGAGCTTTATACGTGTAATGCAATATAATAAGTTCACTTTTGAAGCAGCACCAGGTGTAGTTGCCCAATCTAGCGAGTGGGGAGATATGTACCGATATCTAACCAAATTTGGTGAGGATAGAATGGTAGCAGGGGACTATAGTAAATTTGACAAGAGAATGTCCCCTTCAATGATTTTAGCAGCATTTGATGTTATCAAAAGTGTTTGTGTCTGGGGAGGCTATTCTCAGGATGAGATCAAAGTTATTGATTGTATTGCACATGATACAGCATATCCATTAGTAGATTTTATTGATGATGTTAAACCATTTAAAGATTTACCTTTTCACTCTTTGGCTTCTTCGGAAATTGGTCAACCCACAGAAAAACTTACTCTTGATCCCAAGAATGAGTTATCTATAGATCCTAGAATAGTAGGTTTGACTGGTGACGATGAGTTATCTATTAAAGATTTTGTCATGAGAGAAAGTTATCTGACACAAGAAGTCTGGACAGCAGCCGATACCGTAGATACTATTTTATTTAGTTCTCGCATCATGCCTATGTTGAATAAAGTAAATGGAGTTTATAGACAAATGACACCCTTAGCGTATTCTCAATTTTTATTTAGATATTGGCGAGGGGACATATGTTTTAGAATAAGATTCATCTGTTCCAAGTATCATAGAGGG